AAGACCCACATGCGTGGGACTATATCCGGCCCATCTTAGCAGAGAATGGTGGATGGGCAATGTTTATCTTTACACCACGCGGAAAGAACCATGGATACACACTACACCAGATGGCAAAGGGGAATCCGCAGTGGTTTGCTAGTACACTTGGGGCAGATACTACAAAGGCCATTACACAGGAAGCTATTGATGAGGAACGGCGGTCTGGAATGTCTGAGGAACTTATTCAACAGGAATACTACTGCTCCTTTGACGCTCCACTGGTGGGATCGTATTATTCTACTCAGATGGAGAACGCCCACAGAGAGAACCGGATTACGAAGGTCCCATGGGATCCACTACTCCCTGTGCACACTGTTTGGGACCTCGGCATGCACGACCATACATCCATTGGTTTTATGCAGGAGTATGGCTTCGAATTCAGGTTTATCGACTATTACGCAAATTCAGGAGAAGGTCTCGCTCATTACATCAAAACACTCGCAGAGAAGCCCTATGTCTACGGCAAGCACTACGCCCCGCACGACATTAAAGTCAAGGAATTGGGTACTGGTAAAACGCGCTGGCAAGTCGCCAATGAGTTGGGAATACGATTTTCGATTGTTGAAAAGCATGAAATTTCGGATGGTATTGAGGCTGTTCGTAACCTCCTCCCAAGAGTCTGGTTCGATGAGGAGAAGTGTGGGCACCTTGTTGAGGCGCTCAAGTCGTACCGTAAGGAGTGGAATGACCAGATGAAGTGTTACAGCAGTACGCCACTGCACGACTGGTCTTCTCACCCTGCTGACATGTTCCGCTACTTTGCTTGGCGATCTAAGGATAGTTCACGTGGAAGGAAGGAAAAGCGAGAAACTCAAACTCAAGATGAATATGACTACCTCAATGGATAAAGACCCTGTCTGGCGCGCCAAACAAGTTTATCTACAAGAAGAGTGTGCTCGCAGCTTTGATGAAGATTTTTATTTACATCTGAATAACCCACATGCTATTGTCTACAAAGATGCATCCAATCTGGCAATGTTGCGACCAGTTAATAGGGCTGACAATTATGTTCACCTTACTAACCCTGGCTATAACACAAACAATCCTAATTGTTGGTGGGTATATTTGCTTGTTGGCGATTTCAAGTTTCTTTTCTCACTTCTCCCTTACCCTCTCGAATTTATCGGATGGGAAAGAAACAACGTACCCCGCTCCTATAATCTCAATCACCTACGACGATGGACTTTGAATACGGACCACATTTCGACAGAGACCTCTTCCTGCCAAATGGCAAACTTGCTCGACTCCACAAAGGAGCCAAGCAAAAAGATCCACCACCACCACCAATTCCACCTTCACGTAAAGGGGCTCTTGCCACTAGTGTTGCCTCTTCTATAGAGCGGAACCCAAACAAACGTACTCGTGGAGCGGGATCAACAATCTTAAGCACAGGACTCGATACTGGCTTCGGCTCAACATCTATCCTCGGAGGCTAATGCCAGAAGACAACGTAGCTACTGAATGCCTTCAGTTGTATAGTTCCGCGAAAAACACGCGGTCAACGTGGGATAGTCAATTCCAACAGATCGTTGATTACGTGCGGCCTAATGCCGATGACTTTACTGGACGCAAGTCTCCAGGTCAGGATCGCTCCAATCAGATCTACGATTCTACGGCTATCGATGCTTTGGAAGAATTCAGTTCATTCCTTCATTCGTTTCTCACAAATCCAACAGATCGTTGGTTTGAGCTGCGTCCACTAGATTCCAGATATTCTCACGATCGCGAAGTAAATCTGTGGTGTGAAGAAGTAAGCAACATCATTTACCACCACTATTCCTCTTCTTCTTCTGGGTATACCCAAGCACTCAATGAGGCTTATTTGGATCTCGGATCCTTTGGTACATCTGTGGTGTACCAATACTGGAAAGATGGATTGCGGTTTAAGACGTTTGCTCTTGCTGATTGTTACCTCAAGGAGAATTCGGAGCGGATGGTTGACACTGTTATTCGCCGGGTCCTAATGACTGGTCGGCAAGTTTCCCAAGAATTTGATAAGATTCCACCCAAGCTTTCAGAATTACTTCAAAAAGGTGCAGACAAAGAGTTTACGATTGTGCACCTCGTCTTTCCGCGCGAGGATAAGCAGTTCCTGAAGCACGTACGCCCAGTTAAGAATTACGCATCTATTTGGGTATGCGAGAATACTAAGGAGACTTTGCGCCTAGGCGGGTATGATTGGTTCCCATACCACTGCCCACGTTGGGTGAAGATGTCTACAGAAGTGTGGGGTCGCTCTCCTGCGCTTAAGGCACTGCCAGATATCAAGATGCTTAATCGCCTCGAGTATCAGCTGCTTAAGGCTGTCAGCAAGGCCACTGATCCCCCACTCATCGTTTCCTCTGAGGCCTTTCTTGTTCCACTGAAGACTGGCCCAGGTGCAGTTAACTACAAGGAGCCTGGCTCCGATCCGGTGGAAACTCTTGAGGTCTCACGCGGATTTCAAATTCCTGAGAATAAGGCGGAGCAAAAGCGCGAGGCCATCCGTAAGTATTTCTACAACGACTTAATGAAGTTGGAGAAAGAGAACGTCGAGATGACAGCGTACGAAGCTCAGGACCGCAGTGAGCGGAAGTTGCGACTTGTTGCACCAATGCTTGGTAGACAGGAAGCCGAATTACTTGGACCTTCACTTGCTTTGTCCTATATGCTGCTTGGCCGCAACGGACTACTCCCACCCCCACCAAAGAATTTTGGCGAACTAAAGCTAGAATATACCTCCCCAGCTGCCCGCGCCCAGACCGGTATGCGTGCATTCGCAATGGATCGCTACATCCAACGACTTATTCCTTCTGCACAAATCAATCCCGCAGTTATGGACATCGTTAACTGGGAAGCATATTCGAGAGAACTTGCCGATGCAATGGGCACTACCCAGAAGATTCTCTTCTCACCAGAAGAGATGCAAGCAAACAATGAGGCCAAGGCGCAACAAGAGCAAGCAGCTCAAGTTACTCAAATGGCGGAACCTGCTTCCAAGGCAATCAAGAATCTCTCTGATGCTGGAATCTCACCACAAGCTCTTGGACTATGAGACGTAACCCAATCTCAGAAGTTTCAGATTACCTTGCTTTCAAGCGTAACTGCAAAATCATTTTCACATCTGATCAGGGAAAACAAGTGCTCCGCTATCTTATGAAAAAAGGATGTGTGACTACACCTGTTGCTTCCTCAGATGACAAAGAAACTTTGCGCAATACTGGCGCACAACGACTCGTGCTCTCAATCGTCAAGGCGACGTTTAAGGACGAAACTGAACTAGAACAAGAAATAGAAAACGCACATGATAATTAACCGATGGAATAGATTTCTTCGCGCACCTGAAGACGAAGGCTCAGGTGGAGGCTCAGGTGGAGGTGAAAGCATCCTTGGAGGTGAAAGCATCCTTGGAGGATTAGCGAGCAGTGAAGAAAACAAACCCTGGTACTCCACTCTTGCACCAGAATACCAGACAAACCCCTATGTTGCCCAGTCTAAAGACATCAATAGCTTCGTCAAATCTGCGATCGACACTAAGTCGCTTGTGGGTGCGAATGTTATTAAGCTCCCTGGCGAGAAAGCAACTGATGCAGAACGCACTGAGTTCTTTACGAAATTAGGTCGCCCTGCTGAGGCCACTGCCTATGCTCCAACAGTTGCTGTAAAATCTGAAGGCCTAGTCGATTCAAATGTTCTTAGCTTCATGCAAGGCGAACTCCATAAACTGGGCCTGTCTGAGGCTCAGGGCAAAGGTGTTCTTGATGCGTATCTTGGTCAAGTAAACTCCGGATATGATATCCAACAAGCGCAGGTTGATGCTACGAAGCAACAAGGTATCGCCACTCTCAAACAAGAGTGGGGTCCCAAATTCGACAACAATGTTAAGACAGCACAGCTTACTGTTACGCAATATGGCAGCCCAGAACTTATGGCCAAAATTGATGAGGCAGGTCTTGGTAATGATGTTGACTTTATTAAGCTGATGCACAACCTCGGAATCAAGCTTCTTGATGACGACGCTATCGGCGGAGAAAACGGTGGGAGCCAATTTGGGGGTACATCCATGGCTGCGCAACAAGAAATTGAGCGTGTCAAAATGGACAAGGACTTCCAAGATGCTCTCAATACTGCTTCACACCCCGGCCACAAAGGAGCTGTCGATACATGGCTGGCACTTCACCAGAAGGCCTTCCCTGGCAAGAAAGAATAATCTTTCACGGGTCGTAAAAAAGTATTTTACACCCGCACACCTCCAACATAGATTGGTCTTATTGGATTACTCTGATGAGCCCAATCTATTACGGTGCAGGCCGTACGCTAGCTGACGTAAGAGCGAGGCGAAGACCCACGCGTGTGGACTATTGGAGCCGGAACGTTTATTCATTCCACAACCACACCACATCAAATGTCCTACGAAGTAGACACCGCGCTGGTCAACAGCTACCATTCCAATATCCAAATCAAGTTCCAACAACGTGGTTCTCGTCTTCGCCCTTTTGTGCGCGTCGAATCCCAAAATTCGGAATTTGATTTCTTCGATCGCATCGGGCCTACCGAAGCGGTAAAAGTCAAAAATCGCCACAGCGATACTCCGCTCATCTCCACTCCTCATGATCGCCGGCGCAATGCGACGGAAGATTATGACTGGGCAGATCTCATCGACCGCAAGGACAAACTGCGTATGCTCGCAGATCCAACCTCCTCTTATGCTACCAACGCAGTGTTTGCGCTTGGTCGTTCGATGGACAAGGAGATTGTTCGTGCGGCCTTTGCGACAGCCTATTCAGGCAAGACTGGTCAAACCAGCATCCTCTTCCCTGCAACCCAGGATGTAGCAGTTACCTATACTGATACTGGCGGGGCTGGTAATCACAACCTCACCATCGACAAGCTGCGGAAAATCCGTCTCATGTTCGATCTTGAGGAAGCAGTTGACTGGGACGCTGCTGAGGAGCTCTACATGGCGGTTACCGCCTGGCAGATCAACTCGATGCTCCGCCAAGACAAGATGACTGACATCGATACTGCTGCTGTTAAGGCTCTAGTCAATGGCACCATCGATACCTTCATGGGGATCAAGTTCATCCGCGTCCATCCTTCCATCCTCCCCAAGACCGGAGACATCCGTTCCTGTCCTGTTTGGACACGCCAAGGTCTGCTACTCGGCGTGGCTGATGAGGTCATGACGGACATCGGACCTCGTCGTGATAAGCGCAACTCGACGCAAGTCTATGTGTGCGGTTCTTTCGGCGCCACGCGTATGTGGGAAGAGCAAGTCGTTCGCGTTCTCTGCGACGAAACTAAGTAATCGCAACAATAAACAACACATAAATCAATATCATGGCTCGCCACGATTCTAAACAAGTTAAGCAATGGGAAGCGCAAGGACACGCGCCTCTAAAATCGAATGAACTTTACGGACGTGTTCGTATGGCTTTCTTCCAATTCCTTGCATCGAGAGATGCTGTGGCAGCGGTGGTTGCTCAGAACGACGATGTCCGTCTCTGTCAGCTTCCAGCAGGGGCTCGCCTCATTAGCGGATATGCAAAATTCGGAGCCTTTGGTGCCGCAGTGACTCTTGATGTCGGTCTCCGTGCTTTGGACGGATCCGGCTATCTTGACAAAGCACTGACAGTGGCTGATGATCCAGATGCTCTTGCAACCAATTTGGATGTTGCTGCTGCTGGTAAGGTCGATCTTTTTGAAGAGACCCCCTACCTGTACTACGAAACTGAGAAAGAACTCGAAGTCTACGCATTGTTTGAGGGAGCTAATCCTTCTGACTCTGTTGAGATCCAAGGGGTGATTCTCTACGTCGTCGACTAATTTCTCTTGCCATCGCTTAGGAGAAACCTGTCATGCACGATCGGATGTCGCCCTGGTCGTGCATGGCTTTCCCTTTTAGACCATGCCAACTGACCTTTCAATCTGCAATGGAGCACTCCTAAAAATTGGAGTTCCAACAATACAGTCTCTAAGCGAAGGGACTAGGGAAGCTAAGGCTTGCAATTCAGAATTTAGTAAGGCTCGACAATATGTTTTGCGGCTATACCCTTGGGGATTCGCATCTCGTAGAACCATCCTCGCCCCCCTTCCAGAAGCTCCTGCCTTTGAGTATGACTACCAATTACAGCTCCCATCCAATCTTCTTCGGATCGTTGAGCTTGTTGACTATTCAGGTCCACATAAAGTTGAAGGTAGCGTCTTGCTTGCTAATTCAGATATTATTTATCTGAAGTACGTAGAAGACACTATAGACATTACTAATGCAGATTCCCTATTCACAGAAGCTCTTGAGTGGTATCTTGGCTATATGCTTGCTAGGTATTTAACTGAATCTGAAACAGCGAGAGCAGAGGCTTTTCAAGGATTCAAGAATACGATGCCAATGGCAAAATTTGTGCAGTCAACAGAAAACTCACAACCTACTTTCGAATCATATGACTTAATAGGTGCTCGCACAAGTTTAGGCCGCTATGTTCGAGACCCAGGAACGTAATTATGGGACAGAAAGCAAATCTACTAAAAACTAATTTCTCCTCAGGGGAGGTTAGCCCACTTGTTTATGGGCGTACAGATATTTCTCGCAATCAGAACGGGCTAGCTAAATGCCATAACTTTGTAGTTCAGCCTCACGGAAGTGTGACTAGGAGAATGGGCACAATTTATGTAGCCGAGGTTCAAAACTCCAGTAAATTTACACGGCAGATTCCTTTTGAGTTTAACGAGGCTGAAGCCTATGTTATAGAATTTAGTGAAAACAAGATTAGATTCCTCAAGAATAATGAACTAGTTCTGTCAGTAGGTATTCCGTACGTAGTCACATCAACTTATCTAGAATCAGAGCTAGCTGACCTCGACTATACCCAATCTGGAGACGTGCTCTATATTGTCCACAAGAATCATTTTCCAAAAACTCTTGCTCGTTATTCTGATACCAATTGGGTACTTGCTGATGCAGTAATACAGGATGGCCCATATGCCGCTGTAAACTATCTGGATAAAAACAATACGCTCAGGCTTACCAACTATAGTCACACAGCAATAGTAACATCGACAGTTGCTGAATTTTCTGCCAGTACTTTGACCTATACTGGGGTTACGCCTGATCCCCACGTAGAATACTATGAGGAAGGATTACTTGTTATTGCTAAGGTTTCTTCGTATATTAGCACAACAAAACTAGGCATTATTCCCTTACAAAATATCGTAGATTTTGCTGGTATTGATAAGGAAGCAGTTATTACTTGGGTATCAG